CAAATTCAACTGATTGCATCGTTGCTTGATGTAAGCTCACGTTGTTTCTTTAGCATGTTTTTTATAACATGATAAAGGGTCTTCTGGCTGGAATCCTCTTCCGGTACCAGTCCCATAGCTGGGAGCGCGTCTAATTTTGTTATCGGCGCAACCTCCAAAATATCGGTCAAATCCTCATGAATAAAGGGGAAAGGACAGATATCAGGCACATTTGCACGCCTTGGAGATCTGGATGAAATAATCCGGGTTTTCAGAGGTATAGCAACCGCCTGTGCAGCTACTTCGCGTTTTCTGTCGAATTCGCTACAAAGTTGGCCTACCGTTTTCCCCAAACGGTGGAACAGGCTTGTCTTCCTGACAGGTCTTAAATTGTCAACTAGAAAACTAAGGAAGCTTATATAACGGCTCCCGCCTGCTTGCTCGGATTTAAGTTCAGAGAAAGTATCTGTAAGGATAACTTTGTCCTTATAAGATAACGCCGGACCAGTGATGGTTTGGTCACTACCCCAGGGTGGTAGCAAATGAGCCACCTTCTCAAACACCTGCCTCAAATTCTTAGGCAGGAAGAACCTAAACCCTTGGCCATATGTCCTGCAAAGCTCTATAAAAGAGTCTTTATGCGAACCCCGATCACCAATTTTGAATTTCGGAAAAATGGAATCGGCAGTGATTATTTTACCAGCAAACTCGGTAACCTGATTACTGATAATACACTTGTTCGTTGAAACAGGACACTCCAGTTTATCCAGCATATGAATATAGCGCTTATAAAGTTCGCTGTCAAGAATCACAACATCATCTCCAAGTACAAAGAACTGTTTCTTGTACCTGTTACCGCTCAAATGGAGGAGCAGAAGACCATGTGTTAAGGCAAAAGCCGGAAAAGACGGGTATAATCCCATCGGTTGGCCCTTAGCCCAGCGAACAGTCCCTATAGGGGACCGCCATAAACCTCTGGATAGATCACGAAACAGAAGCACATGTTCGTTAATAGGATAGACAGACTCAAGCACTGCTAATTGCAGACTTAGAGGAAATCTATCTGTTGCTGCTGTCAAGTCAACCGCGTAAGCTGTGCGGCCAGC